AATACTTCAAATTTAGGGCTTATTTCTTGTTGAATAAATTCTTCTAATAAATCTGTAAAATCTTTTAAATTTTTTTCTTTTTTAAAACGAGTTAATTCTTCTGATAATAAATATAAAGTATTTCTTTCTATATCTAAGATATTTTTTCTGGAATCATAGTAATCTAATAAATCCATTCTCTTCACTCTTGCTGTATTGATGATAGTTAAGTATTCATTATCGGAATTAAAAGTTCCATCTTCAGTAGAAAATTTAGCTACTTTGATTGGTATTCCACATTTCTCTCCAAATTCTTTATAGTCTTCTGGCCTCATCATTTTCTCTTTAGTCATACCTAACATTTTAAATGCATAAGAATGTAAGGTTCTGAAGTTTTCTAAATCTGTCTCTATATCTAAAGCAAACTTTTCAGCAGCTCTAGTAGAGGCTTCTCTAGCAGCTTTTCTAGTAAAAGAAAAATATCCTATTTGTCTTGGTCTTACGCCTTGTTGAATAAATTCATCGATTAAATTTAATAACGTTGTCGTCTTTCCTGTTCCCGGTGGTCCTAGTATTATCGTTTTCATATTTCAATAACTTATGTCTTAATTCTAAATTTTCTAATTCTAATATCATCTTTTCGTTTTTTAATGTTTCTATCTCCATCCTAAATCTAAGATGCCAATTAACACCAATATCAGTCATTAGAAATGATCTTCTTGATATGTAATAGAAGAAACACTTGCTTCTATCTTTTTCATTGTTTTAATTTTTATTAATCTTGGATTTTGTTTTTTAATTTGAATTCTTACTTCGTCTACAAAACAATCTAATTGTTTAATTAAATTACCTGTTTTAATTTTATCTAATTCCCAATTATTTTTTTTACAATAATTATAAAAATCTTCCATTCTAAAATAAGTAAATTCTCTTGTATCATCTGTGAAAGGAAGTTTATTAAAAATATCATCCATTGTTCTTGCAGATTGTCTATTGGTAGTCCAATCCTGTAATAAAGAAGTAATCTGGTTAATTGGATCTAAAGATTCTAATGGTTCTATTTCTTGTAATCCATTATCTAATAATGGTTTTAAATAAAATTGTTTCCAATCTTTTGGCTTTAATACAGGAACTAATAAATTTGCTTGATCTAAACAAGCCAAAGCAAACAATCCTGAATTATACAATTGTTCTGTTTTTAATTCTATTCTTGATTCCCCTACATCTAAAAACCATTGAGGTGGTTTAGATGAATATTTAGTTAAATTACCTAATGCTGGTATTTCTTCTTCTCCAAATCCAACTCCATATTTTTTCATTCTACACAAACCAGAACTGCATACAGAATTAATAGGTGCATCTTTACATCGGTATTTATCATAACCTTTTTTATTAATAGATTTAATTAATTGTTGAACCTCTGTATTATTCAAAGGTGGTTTCATATATTCTATATTTGATTTTACTAATTCATCTTCCCAAGAATCTGGTTTTGCTTGTTTGTAATAAACCGCTATATTAAACAATGCATTGTTCCTTGCACCTTCTCCGAATCCATCTTTTGCTAATTTATTTAAACAAGGTGGTCCTTCTATAAATGCATCTTTGTGTATTGGTTTTGATTCTTGAATTACAATATCTTCTATTTTATCTTGTGCATATTTGTCATATAATTCAAAAAATTCTTCTAAAGTAGCACCGTCTCCATCATCCTTAATAGCATAACGCAATCCATTCATTTGATTGTGGTAAGGTAAATTTAAAAAGTTTCCTGTATCTCCACGTTCCACGAGTATTTCTGTTTGTTTAGGAAATATTTCAGCACCTTCATATCCTAAAGTAGATGCCATTTTTTTTAATGCTCCTTGCATTTGTGATGCAGGGATAAAATCTTTTGTAAATAAAAATACGTGCGCCCCTCCAGATTTAGAACGACACACTATTAATGGTAATTTTTTAGATCGTATATCAGTGACTAATTCTTTGTGATTAAAATTATATTCATCAATATCAATACAGCCCCACTTACAAGAATTAGTTTCATTAATAGGTATGATACCTAATGCCGGTCCTACACCATTGATATGATTTTCCCAAAGTTCATCAGTTACATTTTTTCTAACAATAAATGCTCTGCCTTTTTGTTTTCCATTTTCTCCTCGTTCTCCTTTCTGATATTGACCGTATGCTATTTTTAATCCTTCAAATATATTTTTAAATTTTTCTTTCATTCATTCTCCTTTTGAAAGAGGGGCTTTCGCCCCTCTTTACTATTACATTAGAACGGTACGTTTTCTTCTCCCTTCTCGTCTTTAATGTGTTTTGCCTGAACGTCTCCTCCTCTCACGCTTTCAGCAAATCCTTTTGCTTGCTCATAAAGACCTCTGTCTTTTACTGGACCAACCTTAGATACAGTCCAACCAAACCAAGTACCTTTGTCGTTTGATTGTTGTACAGTCTTCATATTATAAACGTGACTGTAAATTGGTGGAGTAAAAAGTCCCTTTGATCCTTGGAGTTTCAATCCATTCATCATTGAATTCCAAGTCTTACTTATTTTTAACTGTGTTGATTTCATTGTAATCAATGCAGTTTCTGCACCTGTATCTTTAGTAACAATTACAAAATACGATGCAGTATTTTCAAGATAGTTACCATTCTTCAACCTATCTTTATTGGTTGAATCTCTAGTAGCCTCAGAGATGATACTGCTACTTGCAGAATGAACTGCAACTGGAGCACCAGCACCTTCTCCTCTATCTTGCCACTCAACATATTCCCTTTTGTAATAACAAGGGATTACATTGATTCCTTTTTCACCATCATACAATTCGCCAGTAACTGTATTGTAAATCATACCAGGTTCTGCACCTTGTACATATTTAGCATCACGTTTATTGACTTGTGGTGATAATTGCCCAAGTATTCTAAGAAATGGTAAAGCTAAATCGCTTTGATCCATATTCTCGAAGCCGACTTGAGCATCAGCTTCAAACAAACTTGCACTTGGCAAGTTGTCTTTTATTTTAGTCACGGTTCCCGTTTCATTTTTCACGGTTGTCGTTTGTTGTGTCGCCATTCGCGTTTCTCCTATTTCCGGCTAAGTTTAGTCTCGTCCTTTACAAATAAATGAAAGAACTCGGAAGGCATATCGAGGCCGGCCTCGATACGCTCCCGATATAGAGCTTTCAAAGTCATTGGCTCAACTTTTTCTTTCTGTTGAGGTTCATAACCTTGTTCAGCTGCAAGGTTCAGCAATTGCTTAGCCTTGTTATCTTCGCCAACACCAAAGGTCACAGCAACTTCATTTTTAATTAAATCGCCTAACCCATTGCTACGAAGCCATTCATACGCCTGACGTTTTTTATCTTCATCTTTTGGAAGAGTACAACTATATTTTCTCTTCACTTCTACGGAAGATCCGTCGGCAAGTTTCAAAGATTGCAATCCCTGTTCTGCTAACATATTAGGGATGATCTCTGAACTAATCTGATCATACATTGTTTTTAAATTTTTTGTGTGTTCTTCAGAACTTTCAATTTGTTTTTCAATATCCTGAAGTCTTTGACATTGTAAAGCTAAAGACTCAATGTCTGTTTTTTCTATTAAATGTTCTTGATCCTGTTCCATCAAGTTAGTTAACTCAGTACTCATAACATTATCCTTTCTGATATAGATCGAAGTTTATTGGATAGTATTTAGCCTCTCGTCGATCCCATTTCAAGAGATTAAATTGACCATTAGTTTGGTCACTTACAATTGCACAAGAAATACCAATGACTGCTGGATCTCCTGTTAACAATAAATAATCTTGTTTTCTAAAGTCTCTTAAATTTTTTCTCATCTTAAACACAAATGGTGAAGATGAAAAAATAATTTGCGAATCAGGTCCATAATTAGGAAGACATATAACTAAGTATCCAAAGTTAGATGCACCTAAAACATTTATATTAGCAGGTGGTTCTTGTAATACATATACAAAATTTTCTTCCGGGTTCTCCTTATAAAATTGTAAGAAGTCCGCTAAAGATTTTGGTTTGTATAATTCAAAAATTTTATTCTTCATTCTATTATTCTCTTGACAGCTATATATCTATTATTATATGGATGTCAATAGAAAGAAAAATTATTTTATGGATTATAAATTTAAAACAAAACCTTACAAACATCAAATTACTGCATTAGAAAAATCTTGGAATAAAGAGGCCTATGCATATTTTATGGAAATGGGTACAGGTAAATCTAAAGTATTGGTTGATAATATGGCTATGCTTTATGATAAAGGAAAAATTAATGGAGCTCTTATTATTGCTCCTAAAGGTGTTTATCGTAATTGGTATTGTCAAGAAATACCAACTCATTTACCGAATCACATACAATCAACCGTTGTATTATGGAACGCAACAACAACAAAAAGTAAACAAAAAGAGTACGAAACTTTATTAAAATCTGATTATAATTTACACATTTTAGTTATGAATGTTGAGGCTTTTTCTACTCTCAAAGGTATTGATTTTGCATCTCAATTTTTACGAACCCATAAAACATTAATGGTAATAGATGAATCAACTACTATTAAAACCCCCACAGCAAAAAGAACCAAAGCTATTATTAAATTAGCACAACATTCTAATTATAGAAGAATCTTAACAGGTTCTCCGGTTACTAAATCACCCTTAGATTTATATACACAATGTGAATTTTTAGATCCTTGGTTATTAGGATTTCAATCTTATTATGCTTTTCGTTCTAGATATGCTCAGATGGTAGAACGAAATTTTGGGGGAAGAAAAGTTCAGTTAGTAGTTTCTTACAGAAGATTAGATGAACTATCTAATAAATTAGAATCATTTTCTTATCGTGTATTAAAAGAAGATTGTTTAGATTTACCAGATAAAATTTATATTAGAAGAACGATAGAACTTACAGAAGAACAAAAGAAACTTTATTCTACAATGAAACAAATGGCACTTGCTCAATTAAATGGAAAATTATTAACTGCCCCTAATGTTCTAACTCAAATGATGCGCTTACATCAAATTACTTGTGGTCATTTCAAATCAGATGATGGAGAAATACAAGAATTATCTTCTAAACGATTAGAAGAATTAATGTCTGTATTAGAAGAGACTGAAGGTAAAGCTATTATTTGGGCAAACTATATCTATGATATTGAACATATTGTAAAAACTATAAAACAAGAATATGGAGAAGATTCTGTAGTTCAATATTATGGTGCTATTGATTCAGAAAAA